AATTTGCGCCCGCATTTGCGCCTGCTTCTTCGGAAGCTGGCCATTAAGGCGCTGGGGTCCGTTGCTACACAAGAGGCGAAAATGGTCGGTACGCTCATCAATGAGCGTATGGAGGTTGATTGGGTTACGGATACTCGTGATCCACGGTGGAAAGATGCGATCGGGACGGAAAGGTACGATGAGGCTTTTGCCGAATTCGTATCCCTGAACGAACGTATCTTGACGCATGTGCGAAAAGCGGCACGTGAGTTCTATGTTTTCCTCGAAGGAGGCGGCAAAGAGCTTGGGTCGTATGGCCTAACGGTCAAGGTCGGGAAGCCAGAATACTTTTCGACCGACCCGGAAGAATGGGTAGCGTCCGAATTCGCTGTTGATGTGATGGTTAAAGATCATGTGGGCAGTTCGTCTTCGAAAATGCGTTACCGAGTGGATGTTCGAAACCCTCTATCTGTGACGGATACGGTCAACGATATCAACTTTATGGCTTCCGGGGGAAGGGATTCGACATTATCGGCTGCTGACATGTTCATCCAGTCGATGTCCCCTTTCCGTCACCTGAAGGATAAGGATTTTGGTCGATGGCGTCAACGACGACAGGGACTTCTCAATGACCGGTAAGCGATCTTTCATAGACCACCAGCAACTGGCTACCCGATTCGAAGTTGGGGACCGGGTGTATTATGTGGATCCGCACCGGATGCGGAGATCCCCCCATGTTGGCGTAGTGACGAAAGTCCACCGAGGCATTGGGTTTGTCGATGTAGATTTCGGGTGGGGTAACGAACGTATCACCCCCGAAGAGTTGGCACCGGCTGAAACACCGGGTGCTGAAGACGGTCCCGATGACCCGGTAGAATTCATGGATGATCAAGATCAAAGAACCGCCATGTGTTCACACGACTTAGCTAAAAGCCTAGCCCGCCATTACCGCCAGCGCGTATCCCACCTTTATCTCACTGCCAATCACTTTTGTGAGCAAGGCATTGAGCAGATGGATACGTACCACACGATTTACAAGCGGTATATGGGCGAGTTTTCGGATTTCGAGATCAAACATGCCGTGAAGACGGCTTTCGAAGCTCCTGAACAAATTCGTAAAGCAATGTACTGGAAAGAGAAAGGACGCCAGTACGTGCCTACGCAACAGGAGTTGGATACCGGATGTTTTCATTGTCCCCGGTGCAAGAGCGTTGAGCTAGAGCAAACGATCTACAAAAAGTGGACGAAGCTCTATGCGTGCCGGGAATGCCTGTTCTTGATTAAGCCAGCGGACATCCTCGACTCGCTCGATGATGCAGCCCGTGAAGAGGCGGAGGAACAGCTTGGATGGAGTCCTAGTGTATCGGACCCGGCGAAAGCATTTAACGAGTGGCTATAATGATTGCGAGGCAGACGGATGAGTTTACGCGACAGTATCATCCGACTGGCCTATAGAAGCCCTTCCAGACGATCACGCCTACTACCACTAGTTAAACTAGCTACCAACCTTAGCACGCTCGATGTGCGGATTTTCGATTTCGTCAGGAACCAATTCCTGCAGGAATTGACCGATAATTTCGTCGAGAGCTTTGACTATAAAACTACGATTACGAAAAAGGATCTAGGGTACATCGAAGGCAGTCGGAGCCATTTCACGTGGCGGCTAAAATTTGACATTGTTCATCGAGGCAGTGCTTACGAGATCGAAACGACGCTTCATGCAGGGACGTCTTTTCAGGACGCACAGTTTATTAAGTTCGAAACCGGTCAACACGAGTCGCTCGAAGACCTTTTCGACAAGATCAACGATTCGCTTTCCAATTTCATGACGTGACCACTATGGACCTGAAAGATCAACTGGTCAAGTTGGGCAAATCTAAGCCGAAATTGCGTAAGCACCTCCGGTACCTGCCCGCCGCTGTTGATCATTCGACGTATAAAAAACTTGCCTCCGATTTGAAAAGGGACGGCTGGTACATTCAAAGCGTTGGTTGGGATCACGTTCGTGTTTCGCACGAAGATCTTAATGCAAAATGGGTAGAGGTCCGGTTGGAGGAAGATGTAGATCCCCCCGATGCGCTAACCATGTCTATCCATTTTGATAATCTACGTGGCGGTGAGGAATTGGCGGGGATCCGCAAGAATGCCTTAAAAGGCGCTTTTTACGATCTTCTTGATAAGACAGGCCGCTAATAGACAGGCTTAAACCAAATTGGTGATCCAATGGCTTTTGTAAAATACGCTAACGCAGTTGTTCAGTCGCCCCGTGTAGGACTTGAGGGGTGGAACACGTATCGGCAAAGCAAGCTCCTTGCGGGGGTTGACTTTGGTAGCCGTACATCTGCCATTTCGATCGAGAACTACAGCCCGGATAAGTACCTCCTTACCCACTGCACTATTATCGCCTCTGTGGACGTTGACGAGGCCCCTAACAGCAAGACGGGTGAGGTTACGACCGATGATGGGCATACGATCAATAGACCGTATACGGACTATCTGATCAAGCCCGGCTGCTCCAAGTACATCAACCAGAACGGCGATGCTTGGGAGCGCAAACTACTCTTGTCTACATACAAGACGTTTGTGGGAGCCGAGAACTATGTAGAGCATATCCAGATCCCGGAACTAAGCAAGGGCAAAATTATCGACGCCGTTGCCCGTGATCTCGGGGACAGCGTGTACGTCGACATTCTCGTCGCTACGGACCGCAAGCACAAGGATCTGGTAGCTAAGATCGAATCGGGGGAGCTTAACACCCTTTCGATGGGATGCACGATTGCTTTTTCGGCTTGCACCAAGTGCGGCAACGTAGCCATTGACGAGCCACAGCTTTGCCACCACGTCAAGTATGAGAAGGGTAACAAGTTCATCGGCCCGGAAGGTAAGATCCGCGTTGTCGCTGAACTGTGCGGCCACCACACGGACCCTGAGTCTGTTAAGTTCATCGAGGCATCTTGGGTAGGCAACCCCGCATTCAAAGGGGCGGTCATGCGCAACATCCTTGATCTGAACAAGCCGTCGACCAAAGAGCCGACGCCGTATGAAGAAGATAAGCTACAGAGCTTGATCCAAGAGGCACACACTAAATCCACGGTCAATCCCACTGAGGATTGGACCAAGTATTTCCTAAAGACCGCAAGCGCTCAGATCAGGACCGAAGTGAACGAGGCCGTATCGTCGGCATTCAATAGCTTTGCTCAGCGTCAAGCGTTTGACGACTTCGAAGAGGAAGAGGTCGAAGAGGAGGTCGAGGAAGAAGTGGGTTTGATCGACGATGTGTCGGACAAGCTGAAAGAAAAGATCAAAAAGCGTATTGAAAAAGAGTTGAAAGAAGAGCTTCGCGAGCAAGAAGAACCCAATGCAATGCCCGAAGCTGAACGCGCACCCAACGATTCGGTACACCATTCATATATGATTTTTGCGGAAAGGTACGCTAATGAGTTGGGTGGCCGTACCAAAAATGCGTTCCGCATTCTTTACATGCTTCAAGATCCAAACACCTTTTTCAAACACAAGCACCGGTTCGCGAATACAGACATTGTAACAGCAATGTACCTGCACGACCGAGACGGTAAACGAGAATCCCTACCCCCAGAGTTTTATCTGAGTCTTCAAAAGGTCGGAAGCGCCAGCAATTATGGTGATCTTCGACAGTTTTTGAAGGCATGTATACGGTCGCTTGGCCGTAAGATAAACCGCCGAGAAGCAGGAATTTTGCTCGAAAGGGCTAAATTTCTTAACTAATACGAGTTTTTTCCGGTTATTCATTTGTACGAAGCGTCTTTAGTATACCCATCTCTAGGTGGGGTGCGCAGTGCTTCGTAATTCAAGTTAAGGCTCCGGCTTCGTACTTCGCATTATTCGTAAGCACGGTACCGTGATATCAGTTTTCTGGAGGTTACCCAATGAGTAGAGATCGACTCTCGTGGAAAGCCCGCCGCCGTCAAGCGGAACGTCGTAAGAACGCCGATCCGTACACAATGAACCAAGATCGTACTCATGTACCCACAGAGGACTACATGATTGGCGATCCGGCAGTATGGGCAGAGGAACCCGTTGATGATCTTGAGGATCTCGACGGAACAGAACGTAATGAACTTGGTATGCCTGACATGCTAGACACCACACACGACCATAAGGACGTGGATGCGTGGAATAGCGGTGATGCATACGACAACGGCGACACGTTTGGTCCCGGCGATAAGCTGGACGGACGTGAGGCCGCCAAGGTTCGTCTCGCCAAGATGCAGCGTTACTTCGATAAGAAAGCCCTTCAGTGCGTTCGTATCGCACAGGCTATTCTTCCGCAAGCTGGTGACGATGTGATCGCCGAGCAGGCCCTTGACCTTATGCCTCTTCCCGACGACGCAGTGGTTGCAACTTCCCTTCGGCTTTCTGAGCTACTGGAACGCATCGCTGAAGAAGACGCCGAGGAAGGCGACGACGAAGGTGGCGAGGATAAAGAAGCTTCCCTGAGTCCCGATGAAATGCTTCGCGTCATGATGGCCGAAGAAGAAGGGGACGATGAGGATGCTGACGAAGATGAGGCTAAAGACGCCTCGGATGATGACGACGACGATGAAGACGACGAAGGCGAAGGAAAAGAAGCCAGCGTTCGTCAGATGGTCGCCGAAGAACTCGCCAAACTTTTCGGACAGCCCAAAGTTGCCGAAGAAGATGAGGACGAGGAAGAAGACGAAGCGGAGGATGCTTCGGATGATGATGAAGAAGACGAAGCGAAGGACGCTTCGGATGATGAGGACGATGAGGACGAAGAAGAGTCCAAAGAGTCCAGCGTTCGCGAAGCGATCGCCCAAGAACTTGCTCGTATGTTCGGACAGCAGCCCAAGGTTGCCGAAGACGACGAGGAAGATGAGGACGACGCCGAAGAAGACGAAGCGAAGGATGCTTCGGACGACGAGGACGCCGATGAGGATGATGAGGACGCCGACAAGGAGTCCATGCTCGCCGATCTAATGGCGGAAGCAGGCATCGATCTTCAAGCCAACCCGGTTCTACAGCAAACACTCCGTGACATGCAGCGTCGGTCCGAAGAGGACGAAGACGATGAGGACATGGATGCTGATGCTTGTGGCGACATGGGTATGGACATGGGCGATGATATCGCCGCCGACGAGATGCTTGATGAAGATCTCGACGCCATGCTTAACGACATGGACCACGGAGCAGGTGCAAGCGAAGCTTCTGAGATCGGTATTGATCTTGAGCCTTCCCTTGACAATCTGGATGCAGAAGCTCTCCTCGAAGAGGACGATGCTACGCTTCAGGCCCTTATGAACCGTCACTATTCGGTAGACGGACAGCAGGGCAAAAAGGCTTCAAAAGGTAGTAAAGGAGTATCACAACTCGGGCGGGTGAAAGAGGCTTCTTCCACGGGCGACGATGGTTTGTCGAAGCTGTGGGATAGTGCTCCCGACGTATCCAAGGTCTTCGGAAACTAAGAAGATCACGGACACGACGTCCGCTTTCACTGATATAAAGTTCGTAGCAATCAACTAACGTTAGGAGAGGTCTAAAATGGCACTTCCCGGACAAGCGAGCGGTGATTTCACCGAAAGCAGCAGCGCCCTACGTATCCTGTATGTAGGAAACCGCAATTCGTTCGCAGCACAGCTTACCACTGACGGGTTCACACAGACGAACCCTCCCGTCGATTCTGGTACGGCTGGCGCGACTAAATCTGACACACTACCGACTGCACCCAAGCGCGGTGTACTTGGTGGTTCCGTATGTTTCACTCGACCCGATGCTGGTAACGGCATGGTCGGTGGACCCGTATCCGCAGCACCTGCTGATGGTTCGGTAACCCCCCTCGGTCTGTTTATTAACGACGCGGCGGGCAACGCATACGAAAACACCCCGGCAGCGGCATCCGGTCAGGCTCCGTACCTGTCCGGCCAAGGCACCTACGGTCTTCGTCTCTATGAGACGTATGATCTGGCTACCGCCAACGGCAATGTACCCCTTGATTGGCGGTCTGGAGACAAGGTTTACGCCTCTGTCAACGGTTACCTGACCAATCTCACCGATGCTGCAAATGCCTTTGAGGCAAGCACGCCCGGTGGCGGTGGTACACCCCTTGCTATGGGTGTCGTGAAGATAGTACCGGATTCGGTACATGCAGAAATCGTCATTGACCAGCGTATCTAAGCTAAGGAGCCAGACTTATGTCTGACAACACCACGCAATTGGATAACGCGGCCAAGCAAGAGATCATTAGTCGGCACATCAAGACCGCCGCAGGGCGAGCTAGACTTGCTGCTTCGATGATCCAACCGCTTCGCAGCCGCCGAGATTATTCGGCAGTTGGACGCCGCACATTCTTAGTCGAGCAACTTCCTGACGGAGCGTTGCCGATCTACGATAAAGACCCCGACGTGACCGCTTATGTGGTCGGTGAAGAAGGCGAGAACATTCTCGCTATCACCAAGCCTCGTCGTGTGATCTTCCCCTTGTTCGAGATTGCTTCGAACCCGGAGATTCCGATCACGCAGATCAAGGAACGTCGCTTCGACCTCATCGAGCGTTCACAGCAGCTTGCAAAAGCTCAGATTCAGGCAGCGGAAGACGAGCGTGTCTTCGCCGTTCTGGATTCGATTGCTACGAACGGATTCGATTCGATCCCCGGACAGGTCAACCCTGACCTTCAGGTTATTGCCCCGATCAGTTCCGCTGTTCTGGCCGATGCCTTCGCCGAGATCGAAAAGCACGACCTTCGTGTTGCTCGAATCTACATGCACGCCAAGGACTATGCGGACATCCGTAAGTTCGGTCGTGAGATCCTCGACATCGAGACGCAGGCTACCCTGCTCAAGACCGGTCTTCAGGCTACCCTTTGGGGAGCCCAGATCATCCTGAGCCGCCTCGTCCCCGCAGGTTTCGTATACGTATGTTGCGAGCCTGAGATGTTCGGACGTATCCCCGTCCGTACTGAGCTTACCGTGCTCTCCGCAGACAACCCTCGTGCCCGCACGATCGGTTTCTCTGTATTCGAGAACCTCGGTATCGGAGCATTCAACCCACGCGGCCTCGTCCGCTTGGTTGTCCAGCGATAAGCTGATGTTCCCTGTATGAGGCCCGTCTAGGGCCACTACCGACCCCGGCTGGTTAATTCCAGCCGGGGATTTTTTATGTCTGGGTGTATTCTCAGATCCTAGATCTCCAAACCTTTACCCCTCTTGATGTATCCCTCCAGATCTCGTACAGTGTGGTCTACCTAATTTAGCTATAGGAGTACGTATGGAAATCAAAGACCGGGAAACAATCGTCGAGCTAGCTGTAGACCCCGCGATTAGAGGTGAAGCCCGTGACAAAACCATCAAACAGTTTAACAAGCTGTCCAGTGCCGATCTAATGGAGATCATCGAAGAAAATGGCCTCATGGAACAGTGCTTGGAATCGGGCGTCATAGGTATGACGACGCATGAACGTTTGGAAGCCCTTACCGATCTCGAATGGTACGAGGAGTACGGTAAATACATGACCTATTTCGATGCGGGTATGGAGTGCGTGGAAATTCGTGAGGTAAAGGGCAACTGGAAAGCGACCTATTGGTGGAACATAGATCATATAGATGGTGGTGAGTCCGCGAAGCCCGAGGTGGCTTCTACACTGGAGGGCGCTCTTCGCGGTGTATTTCGTAAAGTGGGGGAACCCCTTTCCGATAAGGTATGCGAATTGGCTGGTATCGAACGCCCCGCTCTGAAAGCCGCCAAGCGTAAAGCCTATGTGGCGATTGCCGAACTAGTAGGTAAAGACCCGGATCAACCCGAAGATGTGATCTCCGCTGTGGAAGTCTTAGTAAGCCAATAATTTACTTGTCGCCTTCGTCCTATGGAAGACTATACCGTAGGAGATCCTAATGTCCGAAGCATTTGAGTCGGCAAAATTGCGATGTTTGCTGGATACCCGTCGTAACAAACGTGACGATTGTCCTCAGTACGAGGAGCATCCAGAATACGCGGAGCCGCGTTACGAGAACAAGGAGGCGTCCGTGTCCCTAAAAGACCAATTAATCAAGCTGGGGGCCTCTCACGAAGACCTACGACCCCACCTGAAGTCCATCATCCATGCACTGGAGCGTACAGGTTCTGGAATGGATGCACGGCGCATCGAAGGTATCCTTAAAGAGGTGTGGACAGCCCTTGATCGTATCGGCTTTTTCGTTAACCGACATGAGGATCATTTACTGGTCCACACGATTAGTGGTTCTGGCCCCGAAACCTTTACGGTCCATCTTTTCCTCGATCGTAAAGGGGACCTCATGGCCGAATACAGAGATGATCGGGATCGGTATATGAAGGACGAGAGTTGGGGTGATTACTATTTGGATACGCACCGGGATGCCCACGTGGTGCAAGGCATTGTCAAAACCGTAAAGAAATTAGGATAACCTATGGCTGATCTGTATACCAAGTTGATTCGTTTGGGGGCATCTAACAAAGCCCTACGCCCGCATATCCGACAGTTGCTGGCCGCCAAAAGAGTAAACGGCCTTCCGTATTGGGAAGGTCCAAGTCGTTCTTGGCGTGGTGGTTGGGCAGAAGCGGAGATCACCCGAGGTACTTGGATGTCGGCATGGGTACCTCCCGCTGATCTGTGGGGTATGCACGGGGTTGATTCCCTGAACAGCGGCAAGGTTCCCGTACAGTTCGATGCGGATAGCCCCTATCGCATCGTGCGTGAAGATTCTGTACGCCCTCTTGCAAAGCAACGAAACGCTTCGGTCAAGACAGCCATGCCCGGAGGACCGGCTTCGCTGATCGCGGAGTACCTACACGACGTACTGTATGTCGCAGCCAAAGAGGTCGTGAAAAAGGTTTCGCAGGATGCGAACGTACAGGACGATGGTGTAGACACCTCCAGACGCCGTGACGGCTACCACGAGGCGTCCGTAGTCTTTTACGAAGAAGACCCTAGTACGGGCAACGGTTTCCGCGCAGGGTTCTTTACGCTGTACTACGACGGCGCACGGTTGATTTTACAAAGCGACACGAAAGTGGTGGGTAAGCTCAAAGATAATCAAGGGACGCAAGCCCTCGCCAAGAAGGTTGCATCCATCATGATTAGCGAGATGGGCTACTAAAGCAGGTCTCTAAGCTCTGGAGGCAAGTCGTCACGGGTAATTTGCTTTACCATCCTGTGACGTTCGCTGGAGTTGAGTATTTTTTCGGACAAGATCCGAGGGCTTTCATCTTTGGTGTACTTGCGGTAAGGGGCCGCCCAACCCAACGGAAAGTCTTGGTCGGGAGCATCCCCCACACAAACCATGAGGGGATGCTTTTCGCCGTTCTTTGGTAGTTCGAAAACCAGCCGGATGTTTCTACCGGTACCCGAGCGCATGTATTTGTTGATATCCCTGAACCACCGCACCATCATATCTTTCCCGGTGTA